CACCCGTCAAAAACACCTTCATATTCATCTAAGTTTGATGGTTCTAACCCTACTGTTGCATCCATATAATCTAGTTCTCTTTTTCTTGAAGCATGTATGTATCCAGATGAAGGTAAACCTTGTTGACCAGGTAATTCCCCAACAGGAATCACACCAACGTCAACAGTCTCAGGATTGATGGGTTTGGGTTCATCAACCCTTCTATAACTTAGATTTATGCGACCTTTGTTAAGCATGATAAGATCTTGTGCTGTCTTCTCATGCCCACAGTCAGCATACTGTTCACCCTTTTCATCTATGACTTTATAATATGGATACTTATACGTCATCTATCTCTGCTACATCTTCTATACATGCCTCACTCATTCTAGTTGCCATACCTTCTCCTATTTTCGCTCCTTGATTACCTCCAAACATAGTAACCCAGCCACTAGCAAGCCACCCAACAAAGGGAATGCCACTAACGGAAGGAGCAAGACTAGCACCAACGCTAGATCCCACAAGCCTACCCGACTGTGAGGCTCCACCCTGTGCCTTGATGCACTCGATGGTTTTGTCACTAACTGCTTTCTGGCTACTCCCGTCTTCTGACAACGCTGATGGATCTATCCATGCCGACCTAGTAGATACAGGACCGCCATGATGTCTCGATCCATCCATAGTATACTGCTCGTATACCTTAGTAGTCTCAGTCTGTGCTCCTAAGAATCCACCTTTTCTTACGATGTCTTTATTGACTTCCATGATCTTAGGATCATTAGCCTGATACTTAATAGCATAACCTTCTGTTCCAGCTTCAACTTCGTATGAAGTGTAGTCACCAGCAGGTAAATTAATTAAAGGCCACTTGCTTTGTGCTATAGGTTCCTTACGTGTACCAAGTAATCCAATCATACCGATGTGAGACACACCAATCAAACCACTCAATCCAATAACAACCCATTTTGTAAAATCTAATTTCATTGTGTTACAAGGTAAACTTTTCGTCAGTAGGTTTCTCAGTAGTAATCTTTAGTGGTGCTTGTTCAACCTTAATAGTTTGAACAGGACCGCTAGATTTTGCTGCTTCAATGAGTTTTTCCATATCAGCCTTAGTGATACCTACACCACCACCATTTGCTGCACCATTACCATTCTTTTTGTTGGCAGTTTGGACTCCAAATGTAGCTAAAACACCCGTGAAAACCGAGGCTATGAAAGTCGGGTCGAGGTCTTGCTTTGGTATCTGTAGTGCTGGTGGAAGGTCCACGTACGCAAGGGTCAATATTCCCCCCGACCAAACCAAAATACCCAAACGGACGAAAGTCGACAGAATTTCTAACTGTTCCTCCTTATCGTCCATCTTATCTTTTAATGACCCGAAGAATCCCTTCTTCTTGGTATCATCAGTCTTTACTGCTGCTTTCGCATCCTTTGGATCTGCCATAATGATATGATTATGCAGCTTTATTTAGCAGAAGGCAGACTTGGTAATGGCATTGCTCCATCTGTCATAGGTGGAAGAGATGGTGTACCAATAGCACCTGCTGCTGCACCAATTGCTGCTTCCTTTGCTGCCTCTTTGATGTTATCCATATTAAAATAGAGATAACCAGCACCACCAAGTACGAATACTGATGTTCCAAATGACACAACGGTCATGATTTTAAGTAACTTGTCCATACTATAGACCTAAGATAGTTTTGAAATTCCTGTTCAATGTTAGTGATGTCAGTGTGTGTTTCTGTCCAATCAGTACAGAATTCATAGACTATTCTACAATGATCTTCAAGGTGGTGGGATAAGCAACGAAAAGCAGAAGCTCTTAACTTCAGGTGGTCGTCACAGTACCTCCAATCTTGGGGAAGTTCCATAAATTTATAAAGTGTGTATTATATATACTACCTTAAAAAATATTTTTCTGCGTCCCAGACCTTTATAGTATAGAAAGGTCTATGTCTTTGGTTCCCATCTATCGGTTTCACATATTCATCAGTCATCTGCATAGTTCTTTCACCTTCATTGTAAAACCAATTTGAAAAAGGTGCTATGCCTGACTTAATCTTATTTTGAATTGAAATAATTATATTTTCTTGTTCATCATCATATGCTTGGTCATAAGGTTCAATAGGGTTTTGGTTAATAGTGATGTTATTAACCATTTTACTATAGAAACATAGTCTTTTAAAGAATACTTTAACATTACCATTCATAATCACATCATTACGAATGGTTTCATATGGTGTGTTCCAGTCTTTTCCTGGTAAATATTCACCTATATTAGGATTAATCCGAGACACTGTTTTGTATCTAAAATACTCCTTTTTACTGAATTGATATCTGTGATACCCTTCATTATCAATATACAAAATTTGCTGAGTACCTTTATCAAAGAGTAGGTTGTGAAACCCAATATCACGAGGTCCCCAATCAACTGTAGGGTCATTAATAAAGAACTTTTCATAATGTTTGAACACCCAGAACATTGCTTCATCATCCAATCCACCATTTATAAGGGCTTTAGCACGGTGAAATTCTTGATTAACTACAATTTCATTAGGTGTTTTAAAAGTACCAGAACGTTTAGCAGTGTAAGTAAACTTAGGTATTATCCAAGGATAACATTCAGGAAAAATAGGATCACGAAAGATCCCTATTTTATTTTTCATATCATATAATTGTCTATCAAGTTTATCTGTCTCCAGTTCTAAATCCTTATCATGCAGTATATTCAAATAAATTTCTTCAGCAGCAGTAACATCAGTCGTTCCATAACCTATCACTCTTCCAAAAAGTTCTAGCATGTGCTTTCTAACCGCCTTAGAATCATTATTTGATACACTCTCAGAAACAGAATGAATGAGTCTATTAGACATTATATAATATTTTTTTATTATCGATATCTGACACGGATTAGATCTTAATTTTTTATCTTTATTATTGTTGTATAGGTTACTAAGTTCAGTATTAGTACATGCTTCCCACTCATTCTTCTTGAAGGAATTGGTCATATAATAAGGTCCATAGTTAGGTACTAATGGATCTGAATGGTCTTCAGAAACTACATTATTCTCATACCCATCAGAATGTATGCCAACAACAGGATTAGTAATACTCATATTTTAACCTTTTCTATGATATCATTAGCAAGTTGGCGGTGACCACTAGGGGATGGATGTTGACAAGGAAGCCTATCGTATTTTAAAAACTTACCATGAATATCTCGTTTATTTATTTCTATATCGTATGTCATAACAGGTTTTCTTATGATAGTTGTTAGAAGATATGGTTTATTCAATAATTTTAACTGTGATTCTATTGATTTAACTGTGACAATCTCCTTTACATCACATTGTCTGTCTGAATATATCTCTTTATAGTAGTAGTCTACCCATTCCCTTAATCTATAGTTATTTTGTAGCATTCTTGCTGAAGAATTACTCTTTATAGTCTGCCATCTCTGTTTCATCTCCTTAAAATACTCAAACCTACTAGGGAATGTAATTTGTATAAAAAAGAAATCAAAATCATTTAGATCAAATCTTATATCTTCTACTTTTGACCTGTTTTCCTCATATACTTGCCCAGTAAAAAAATGTCTTAAAATTTGATCATTACTTGCACCACTATTTGCCCAATTATATTCTTCTGCACCAAAGTGATCGCAAACTAATTTACTCCAACGACATTCTAAACGATCATATCCATTTTTTTCCAGACCTCCTCCAGCAGTAAATGAGCAACCGTCAAAGTAAAACTTCATGATGATCTAAAAAATACTCAGCATCTAAAACAACTAATGGTTTTTTACCATTCTTTTTGATAAACACTATAGGTTCATGGTTACCAGAGTTAGAAGATGCCTGACTATATGCCTCCCAAATATTTATTTTCTCTTGGTTCTTACATTCTATACTGTATGGGAATTTTTCTCGTGCTGCTCGTGCCATGATAAGATCTTCGCCACCAGCACCCATGCTACGTGACTCTAAGTCTTCTGGGTGTATGTCTAACTTCTCAATGAGTTGTTCTCTTACCCACTGTTGTAGTCTCCTACCCTTTGCTTTTGCTGACTGTGTTAACATAACGACTTCAACATCTCCTGTGTCATCCATGTATTATAATTTAGTCTCATACTTATACCCAAATTCGTCATCTGTTGATTAGCATACTCTAATGCTATATGCTTATTCACCCAGATGAACTGTTCATAATCAA